AGCATCTTTGCGCACCCAACTCTTCTCCATCCTCGCAGGAACGCTGTCTGCCAATTACCTTACCCCTCTCGCTATCACCTTGCTCGGTATTGAACTTGAATCCGCTCAATTCGCTATGGCCTTCCTTGTGGGCTTTAGCGGCTTGAGGGTTGTGGAAACGCTCTCCAATTACTTCCATAAGAAAGTACAAGCCAAAAGCGATGAGTCTTGAGCAACGCCTTTCCCCAAGAGTCCCCAAACTCGTTATAGACCGCTTCCTTGAGATACAGGAGCGGTTTTCTATTAATACCGACCTTCGGATTGCTCACTTCTTCGCTCAAACGGCCCACGAATCGGCCAACTTCACCACGACCAAGGAAAACCTCAATTATTCCGCCTCAAGGCTCTTAAAGGTCTTCCCAAGGCATTTCAACAAGGACACAGCCAAGTTGTACGCAAGGGATTACATCGCTATAGCCAATAAGGTTTATGCAAACCGAATGGGCAATACAGAGATTGGGGATGGATGGAAATACAGAGGGCGTGGGTACATCCAACTCACGGGCAAAGACAATTACGCTGAACTTGACAAACTCGTTCCTGAAGACCTCTTGGAGAACCCCGAACTCGTGGCGGGGAGGTATGCGATGCTATCGGCAGGGTACTTCTGGCATAGCCGTAAACTCAACGCCCTTGCCGACAAAGGCCCCGATGTCGCAACGATTACCCGAATCACAAGCAAGATAAACGGAGGCGTTACAGGCTTGGATGACCGCATCGCTAAGTTCAACGAATTTCACTCACTTCTAACCCAACCGAAATGAAGAAAGACGCTTGCTACAAGAAGGTCAAGGCTTCCTACAAAGTCTTTCCATCGGCCAGGGCATCCCAAGCCATTGCCAAATGCCGCAAGGAATCGGGAGAGGTAACGAAGAGTGAGAAGGGTGCATCCCTCAAACGGTGGGAGAAGGAGGAGTGGGTTGATCAGCGTACCGGGAAGCCGTGCGGTGCAGGAGGGAAGAACGAATACTGCCGACCCACTAAGCGTGTTTCCTCCGAAACTCCCAAGACCGCATCGGAAATGAGCAAGGCTGAAAAGGCCAAAAAGATTGCGGAAAAGAAGAAAGTGGGGATGGGCAATAGGGTGAAGCCTGTAAAAAGAAAATGAGGTACCAAGATTATATTTGAACCACTAAACCATTCATTATGCCACTCACTAAAGCCAAAGGTTATGGGAAAAAAGCCACTCAAAAAGCCGTCTCCCAAAACATCAAAGAACTCACCGAAGCCAACAAGTCCAAGCCTAAAGGCAAAAAGCGAAGCAAAGCTCAAATTGCCGCTATTGCCTATTCTGCTGCACGCAAGTAATTTTGAATGCTAAGACAATGGAAGACAACACCGTGAAAATCCGCTTTGAGATTGATCTTGACCTTTTGGGTAAACTTGAGGACTTGGCCGAAAGCTCCAATCAGACACTTAAAGCCACTATCGTTCAGGCTTTGACTGAGTATGTCGAACTCTACGAGGACACAGGGGTAGAATCCCTTGATGACCACCTTGAGCCTTACGAGGTCTCAAACGAGATTGACGAGAATGGGGAGATAATTCGGATATTCCCCGAAGACGATGGCTGTTAATGACAAAGCACACATTCCTTACAGGGGCATCCTATTCGTTGTCCTCCCCATTGCCATAGGTCTCGCATTCCTTATTTATACCATTAAAGATTCCCCCAAGAAAACACTTCACCAACAAAAGCTCCTCATTGATTCCTTGGAGCATAGTGTAACGCCTTTAGAGAGCCGTAGAGACACGATAAGGCAAGAGATAATAAAGACTCAAATCAAATGGCGTGAGAGGCTCATAGAGGCTTATGAAGAGCCTGAAACGATATGGGTGGAGGCTTATGTACCGATGATGTTGGATTCGTGCCAGGAGGTCGGTAAATTGCTTGCGATGCAAGTGGAGATTGGGGATTCTTTGCTTAGGAATTACGACTCTCTGCTCACCGCATACAAGGCCAAGGATTCAGCTTATGTCAAGGCCATTGCCAATAGTGATAGTCTTTCCTTGGTTTACAAGGAAAAGTGGGCGCAAGAAAGAAAAAGCGGGCGCATTTACAAAGCAATCGCCATAGGAGGAGGAGCATTGCTCGGTTCTTCTTTGTTTGCCAAATAGTGTCTATCTTTGCCATACCCACAAGGGGTTGTGGTTTTGTTGGAATGCCCGTGAGTAGGCTTTAGGGTTGCCGAAAACGGGCTTTTTCCATTAATAGAACCTATCGCAGGTAGCAAACGTGGCGAAGACCTGCAACTCTGGGCCTCGGACATCCTTGCCCGAATAACGAGTGACCTCCAAGTTCATCCAATATCCTCCCAGAGGCTTTGGGCCTCGTCCTTTCTCAACGTGAAATCCCATATAACCATCGGCCCACTCCTCCTTGTACGTTGCCGTGCGGACTTGGTGAACAGGCTTTTGAGTGATTTGATGAGAGGTGCGCACATAGCGATTAACGATGTTTTGGTGATAGTATAGTTCGTGAACGTGGCCTTGCCAAGTGCAGTCATAGCCTTCGATGCTTGCGAGGATGCGTTGGTCTTGGATAACGCCTTTGGTGACTGGGCCACCGCCCCCTGACCCGTGATAGTAGTGAACGACAAAATTGCAGGCCCTGTTTAGTCCGTGATTCATCTTGAAGTCAAGGACACCACCATACCCTCCGACTTGGATGTCGGTCTTGCAGGAGTGGTTTAAGATTGTAGCAAAGCGTTGCAGGATGTCGGTTTCTTGGTATTGGATGATACTCGTTTCGTGATTCCCATAGCCCACCAAAAGGATGATGTCGGCATACGGCTTGAACCACTCCACGGCTGTATCAACGATGGAATCCAAGTATCTGCCGTTGTTGTGTTCGGGGCGAATGTCCTCTTTGCTTCTGCGAGGGTCTCCCCTTCCTTGCATTAAACAGAAAAAGTCCCCGTTGACGAGGACTTTCGCATTTCTTTTCTTCGCTTCCTCCAGGTGGTTCTGCAACAAAGCCCTATCGCACTTGGGGTTGTCCCAATGGAGGTCGGAGACGAGGAGAAACTCTTGTTTCCTTCCGCAATCCACGGAATGAACATTCTTGGAGTGCTTGATTATCATAGGTTAAGTTAATAGTGGGTCATCGTACATATCCTCTATATCTATATTGAAATCCCGAAGGCACTCGGCAACCCTCTCTTGCATTTCGGAATCATCGCTAAAGGTGTGGTATTTCAATTCGGCCAAGGCGAGGTACATTGCAGGAGCTTGTAAAGCCTTCTTATACTGAACCATATCCTGCTCACTATCTGTATCAAACTCAATCGTTATCTTGGCCATTGTGTTTTTTTAATAGGTAAACGACTGCTTCCTCGAAAGTTTCGGCCAAAGATAGTAATTGGTCTCTCACATAAAGAAACTCTCTTTTGTTAAATCTAAGTATAATCTTTTGAGCCTTAGCGTTATCCTTCCTCGCTTCCTCCTCTTCAAGCTCTTTTTCAATCTCTTCGGGCATCTGCCAGACTTCTATACCGCAATCGGCCAAGAGTTGAGCATCCCATTCATTGGCCAAGGCATCGTAATCGTAATCCCCAAAGGCCGAATTGTCCTTCAGGGCAATGGCCTTCAATTTCTCCAAGGGCGTGTCTGCGGATAGAACCTTGCAAGGAGCAGAATCGTAATTCAATTCCTTCAAGGCTTTGAGCCTCATATTGCCCCCAATGACCACAAATGTTTCCTCCAAAGGAAACACGATAAGTTCCCGAAGTTTGAGCATTTCGGGGTCATCCTTGAGGCTTTGGACGAGTTTGTGGAATCGGTCATCCCGAATCAGCCTCGGATTCTTGGGAAGCCCCTCTATCTGCCCCACATTGTTGCGGAGCTTATAGAGTTTGATCTCTTTGGTTTCGTTTAGCATCTCGGTTAAAATAGGTTCTTTACCGCTTCAATCCTTGCCTTTGCTATCTCAACATACTCCGCCTCTCGTTCTATCCCGACAAACGCAAAGCCTTCCAGCATCGCTGCCTTGCCCGTTGAGCCTGACCCCATGAATGGGTCGAGGACGATTCCGCTTGGTGGGGTTACAAGTCGGCATAGGTATCGCATCAGGTCGGTGGGCTTGACGGTTGGGTGGTGGTTTTCGCCCCTATCCGCTTTGCTTGCTTTGGCGCAGTAGAAGAAGCGAGCCGAATCCCCAAGCAGGTCGGTGGCCTCCTCGCTGCCATCGTGGATGAAGTTGGCGGGCCATCGGCCGAGAGACTCTCCTAATCGCTGTTCGTTATAGCTGTCGGGCCTTGCAGGGGTTGTCCACCCTGTTGCCCCAATAGAAACATTAGGAGCGGAGTGCTTACGCCTCTCAACAGAAGGGGATGGTTCCCCCGTTACCCTACACCCATCCACATAAATCGCACCCGTGCCGTGTTGCAGTATATTCTCCGCTACCGTGCCAATCAAGGGCTTGCGTGCCACCGTTATCGGTTCGAGTGCAGGTTTGAGTGCAGTACCCCAGCCCTCCCATTGCTTCGCTTCGGGGGTGGCGGGGGTGGTGACTGGTACCGCTGTTTGCCCAACGGTGTAGGGGTTGGAGAAGCCTTCCGCATTGTTCGGCCTCGCCCTCTTGATGCCCCCTGTCACCTTGCTTCCCACAACCTCCCTCTCCGCTCCTGCCGCCTTATCAATCGCCTTGCTCACATCCAACGACTTGGGGAACCCCGACCCGTACACCCACGCAATCATGTCCCGAATCTCAAAGCCTGCATCCTCAATCCGCACCGCCATTCTGTGCTGCGTTCTCGTTCCTGCAAATGCAAGAAGGTGACCGCCATGCTTCAAGACACGAAGGCACTCGGCCCAAACCTCCACGCTTGGCACATCGTAGTCCCACCGCTTGCCCATGAAGGACAGACCATAAGGCGGGTCGGTTACAACCGAATCAACGGAGCAGTCGGGGAGGCTTCGGAGAACGCTTAGGCAATCTCCGTGGTGTA